AACACCATTGTAGTAAGCGCCCTTTGTATTTCCTTTAAGCGACCAAGAAATAACTTCAACGCCTTCCCTTTCTGCTTCCCTAAGAAGTTCCTCGTACATAAGCAAACCTCACAAAAACAAAAATATTCTTGTAAAGTCCGTTTTATCCTAATAAGTAGTATTTTCTCTTATTCTTTATCCCTCTGTTGTCGCTTCATCCGGACAAATTCTTTAAATCTTTCTATTTCCTCAAGTTCTTCCTCTGTCCACTCTTCACCATCGTGATGGGCGGCGATAGTCTCGATGGGGTCCGGTTTAATTTGCAAAAGAGCATCAGCAGACACACCGTAAAGCTCGGCCATGCTTTTCAGCAACTTTGTATCAGGGTCTCTCACATCTCTTTCATAGTTGGAAAGAGCCTGAAAAGTTATGCCTAGATGCTTCGCGGCTTCTTCCTGTGTTAATCCTTTATTTAATCTGGCAACTTTTAATCTTTTACCTAAACTCATAAGGCGCTCCTTGCAATTTGCTGTTAACATCATTTTACATCAACTCTCCGTTTAGTTAAAGTTTTTCAACAAAAAGTTTAATTTAGGGGTTGACTAAACAAAACGTTAAGTATATAATAAAAATGAACTAAACAATGCGTTGAAACGAGGTGAGATCGTGGGCGTTGGCAGAAAGATAGCAGAAGTCAGAAAACAGAAGGGTTTAAGCCAGGAACATATTGCAACAAAAATGAATAGAACCCCTCAATGGCTAAGCAATATTGAAAGAGAAACGCGGCCAATTTCAGCAGATGAATTGGCACAGGTAGCAAACATATTAGAAGTCAGCCCAAGCATTTTTTTTAACAAAGAACTCAACGAAACGTCGAAAATACACAAAACCGGCACAGAGTAAAGGAGGATGATTCCGCATGTCTACAACTTACGAATACCTGCTGCAAAAATACGGCACAACTCTAACCTTTGAGCAGGCAGCCAAGGAAATAGGCCTATACTGGCAGACCGTCCGGGTGATGTGCGCCAGGGGAGATATTCCGGCAATCAAAGCTGGTCGCAAGTGGGTGCTGACTACAAAGGCATTGGCAACGTATATAGACGAGGGCTCCCAGGTGCCGGTGTATGTACCTGCACCCAGGAGCAGAAGTCAGATCAGAAAGATTGTTTGATAGGCGAGGGTGGAAGTGATCCTACCTACATAATAACGGAAAGGGGGTGAAGTTGAGAATGAAGGGATCATGCGGAAATATATACAAGACTGCCAGGCAAAATGCCGGTTTAACACAGGAACAAGCAGCAGAGTTACTATACATAGCGCCACGCACCTTACTTGAATACGAAGCAGGTAGAATCACACCTCCAGATGACATCGTTTGCCGCATGGTTGAAGTTTATAGAGCAAAGCACTTGGCTTATCTGCATCTAAAGAATAACACCGAGGTTGGCCGGAGATTTCTTCCCGATCTACACATTCTGGATCTACCGCGATCGGTACTGAGGCTGCAGAAAGAGGTTGCGGACATAAATGACATTCACCAAGCAATGGTGGAAGTGGCATGCGACGGAGAGATTGAGAACCATGAAAGAGAGACTTGGCAGAGCATAGAGAAGGAACTCATGGAAATGGTCGGAGCTGGGCTTTCAGTTGTATTTGCGAAATAAACCATAATGAAAGGAAAGTGTTTATGAAAACCAAGTTTGACGGCATTGTATCGGAAGAGAATCTCGAAATAATCGACACCACAATAGGGCAGATGGATCTGCCTGAGAAACAGAAGAAAAACTTGGTTGAAACCGTTGCCAACATAGTGTACTTGAATGAAAAGTTTTTTGACGGCCTGGATCTGCAGGCCAAAGTATACGCATTATTAGCAATCACACTGACATTTGACACACTGATGGACGAACTGATAAACCCTTATGCTTCCAAATTGTTGCACAGGGCAATACACTGCTTTAATAACAACATCTTTGGAATCGAGGGGAGTGTATCGATATGTCCAAGAATCGCAAACGATTTGAACTGACATTGGAAACCATCGATGAACGCATAGGCAAGCCCATTGGCGAGATTATTGAGGTCATCGAAACAGGCGAAAAACGAACAACAAAGTCGACAGAGAATCAGGAGGTGACAACAGCATGAACAAGCTCTACAAACTACTCAGGGAATCTGACACTGTAGCATGGATCTTCACGATTGGAGGAATTGGATTAATGATACTAATAGCTTTCTGGGGGTGATTTTTTGAAGCAGGCAAAGAAGCTCCAGCGCTGGATGAAAGTGCTGATCACAAGGAAAGGTTTGAATCCCGACAACTGGTATTACGCCAAGAATACAACAACGGAACTGGTCATAGTTCACAGACACTCAGGAAAACCAAGGATAATACCAATCGAGAAAGGAGCATAAGCAAATGAGAAAAACACAGGTGCCGATACCAAAAACCTTAAGTGATTGCATTTTACTACATCAGATGGGTTACTCGGTTGAGGTAAACGATGGTGACACGATCACCGTCAAGCGCAGAAACAGAGTTCTTACAAGAAAGTACATAAAAAAATAAGCCCATATAAGGGCACACAAAAATATCTCAACTTCATTCTATCACTGATGGGATGAAGCGTCAAGGAGGATGAAATCATGTCAAATTGCCAAGTTTGCCATAGGAATCTTAAGGATCCCGAAAGCGTCAAGAGAAATATGGGTCCTGTCTGCTATAGGAGATTCACAGCCAAGCTCGATGAGCAGGAGAAGCAGAGGAAAGAGGAAGAGGTGAACTTCCAGCCTTTCAATGGTGATATCGTGTGTAAGCGTATGCCTTATGGCCCACAAGTCAATATTCCGCATCGTATAGTCAAACACAGTCCCGATGGTTTCGAATGGGGCTATGGCGGCTCAGGCCCTGCCGAGTTGGCGCTGAATATTCTGGCTGCCTATATTGGCCAGGAGAAGGCCGAAGAAAACGGACTATACCAGGAATTCAAATGGGATTTTATAGCCCCGATGCCTCATAGAGGCGGAACCATCAAACGCGAGGATGTCGCCATATGGCTTGCGAAGCATGGGATTCAAATGCCCGGCTTCGACGCGAAGGAGTTGATCAGTGCATGAAGATTCGTAATCTCACCCTTCAAAACTTCAAGGGAATACGTTATTTCAGTCTGGATACCCAAGGCAAAGACACCAATATATACGGCGACAACGCAACAGGCAAGACAACGCTTGCCGATGCCTTCATGTGGCTGCTGTTCGATAAGGACAGCAGCAATCGCAAAGATTTTCAAATCAAAACACTCAAACCAAACGGCGAACCCGAGCACGGTATTGAGCATTCGGTTGAAGCCGTGCTGGAACTCGAGGACGGAAGCCGACTGGCCCTGAAAAAAGTTTATATGGAAAAGTGGACCAAGAAGCGCGGGTCTGCCACCGCTGAATTCACCGGGCACACAACGGATTACTACATCGACGGCGTCCCGGTCCAGAAAAAGGAGTATGACGCCCGCATTGCCGAAATCGCGGATGAAAACATATTCCGTCTCTTGACCGATCCCCGGTACTTCAATGAGATCCTTCATTGGCAGAAACGCCGGGAGCTGTTGCTGGAAGTTTGCGGAGATGTGTCGGACGCGGAAGTCATTGCAAGCAAGGCTGATCTGAGCAAGCTGGCAGACATTCTCGGAAATCGGACCATAGAACAACACAGGAAGGTTATCCAGGCCCGCCGGACCGAGATAAACAAGGAGCTGGAAAAAATCCCAGTACGGATTGACGAGGTCAAGAGGGGTCTGCCGGATATATCCGACATCACAAATGAAAAGGAGCTGCCGAATGATATTGCCAGACTGCGCGAAGAACTCAAAGCCAAGCAGGAAGAGCTTGCCCAGGCCAAAGCCGGCGGGCAGGTTGCGGAGAAAACGAAGGAACTCCGCATGATCGAGGCCCAGATCGTGGACCTGCGAAACAAGCACCGTCAGGCGCTGGATGAAAAGGTCGGGGAGAAAAGCAGAGAGCTTTCACTGATTCAGAGTGGGATGTATAAACTTCGCGCTGACATAAACGCCAAGAATGATGTAATCAAATCGTATGAAGCAGAAATCAAATCCCTGGAAGTAAAAATGGAAAAGCTCAGGAATGAGTGGCATGAGGTTAATGCACAACAGTTTGAGTTCGAGCAGGATGAAACTTGCCCGACTTGCGGGCAGGCCTTGCCATCAGAACGAATCCAAGCAGCCAGGGATAAAGCGCTGGGACATTTCAATATTTTAAAAGTCAACAAATTAGAGAACATCAACGCGGAAGGCAGGCGACTTAAGGAAATGAAAACGTCCCTGGAAGAAAACCTTGCATATGTGCGGCGTGAGATCGAGAAGGCAAAAGCTGAACTGGCCGAACTCGAACAAACGGAAGCATCCCTGAAAGCCGAAATCGAAGCCATCATGCAGGGATCTCAGCCGGTTGAATCCACACCTGAATATTATCAGCTATACGCAAAACAGCGTGATTTGCAGGACGAAATCCGGAAGCTTGAAGTTGACAATAGCATTGCGGTGACCGCAATTCAGAAAGAAATCGACACGCTCACAGACGCTATCAAATCGCTTGAGCAAGCAGCCGCAAGGCTTGAAGCTCGGAAGAACGGGGAGAAACGCATCGAGGATCTCAAGGCCGATGAACGCAGGCTGGCTGCGGAATTTGAGGACCTTGAGCAGCAGTTGTATCTCACAGAGGAATTCATCCGGGCTAAGGTCCGGATGTTGGAGGACAAAATCAACAGCAAGTTCAAGATGGCAAGATTCAAGCTGTTCGATGTGCAGGTCAATGGATCTCTTGCTGAGTGTTGCGAGACCACATTAAACGGCGTGCCTTACTCAAATCTCAATAATGGTGCCCGTTTGAATATCGGCCTTGACATTATCAACACCCTGTCAGAGCATTATGGTTTTGCTCCCCCTGTCTGGCTTGACAACGCAGAGTCGGTCACGAACATTCTACCGACACGAGGGCAGCAGATCCGGTTGATAGTATCTGCAGCGGACAAGAATCTCCGCATTGAGCTTGCGGAAAGAGAAGAATTGAAGGAGGTTGTATAAATGGCTAATGAGTTAGCTTTAATCAAAAAGGACGTCGTAGACGTTGTTGGAAAGAAAGTTCAGGAATTTGTATCCCGCGGGGAGTTACACCTACCCCCGAATTACAGTGTGGAAAACGCCATGAAATCAGCGTGGCTGATACTGCAAAACACCGTAGACAAGGACAAAAGACCAGTGTTGCAGGTCTGCACCCGCGACAGTATAGCAAATGCACTCCTCGATATGGCTGTACAAGGCCTAAACCCGGCAAAAAAACAGGGATATTTCATAGCATACGGCAAGCAACTGGTGTTTCAGCGGTCATACTTCGGCACCATGGCAGTTACCAAGCGAGTGGCCGGGGCTAAGGACATATTCGCTGAGGTCGTATATAAGGGAGACGAATTTGAGTACACAATCAAAAACGGCAACAAATACATCACAAAGCACATTCAGAGAATCGAGAACGTGGACCCCAACAATATCGTAGCCGCATACTGTACTTTAATTTTCGACGATGACAGGCAATTCACGGACGTAATGACATGGGCTGAAATACAAAAGGCCTGGAGCAAATCAAAGATGAACCCTGAAAAAGAAGGATCAACGCATAAGGACTTTGCTCAGGAAATGTGCCGAAAGACCGCAATCAACCGTGCCTGCAAGCGGTATCTGAACAGCTCCGATGATGGAAGCTTGTTGATGTACCATGTGAACCGTGCTGATGAGGTTGCGGCTGAAGCAGAAGTTGAAGCCGAAATTGAGGAAAACGCCAATCAGGAACTGATTGACGTTGAATATGAGGTTGAGGACGAA